ATTCGGATGGTTTCCGAATTCCATTTAAAAGGTATTCAAATACCGGCGAAGCCGGCCGAATTTTTTTAGAATATTGATAGGGTAGGGGAATACAAAACTGAACTGATTTGAGGGTAAACGACCTCAATTTAACTATGTAAAGATAGTGATTTTTGTTGATATTTGCAAGTTATTTTTCTGTTATTTTTAGCTTAGAATTGACCAGTTCAAATGGAATAAAGAGTGCTTTAAATTATACGCTTCGTTTTGTGAAATGAACTTTTCATTTTGAAACGCGCGAACATTTCGATTTGCGGATTATAGATAAGTAACAACCACCACGCACTGACATGGAATGCCAGCAATACGGACGGGATAGCCGCTATCTCCATACACTCGAAGAACTGTTTCTGATGTGTCCGTTCATGGCGTATGATTGTTTCGGACAACTCTTTCAACTTCGTAAGGATAAAGCCGAAGAGCATTATAGTTGTGTAGCTGCCAAATAGGATAAGTTTGGCAAACCAGTTTTCATAAAATACTTTTACTCTCATAATCAAATAAGTTTAATTCAATTCTTATAATTACTTTCTTATATAATTATAGCTGTATAATTTACCATCAATTTTAAATTCAGTAAGCATCGTTGTAGCGCTCGTTTCGTTGGCAATATAACGAGGAGCACACATACCTAATAGAACAGCATAATTACCGTAATTCGTGACAGAACCGTAAACATTAGGAATTACTGGTTCATTAAGAGGACAAACTTTAAAACCGCTATCTATTCCAGCTAATACAATTCTATATTCAAAACTTTCTATATATTTTGAAAAATATAGGGCTACTTGAAAATTTTGCGGGTCTCCAAAATAAGGCAACTCAATGTATTGCTGAAGAGTAATGGGGGTTAAATTATTCTCACCAACACAAGGATAAGGATAGCCAGCATAAAAAATGGCATTGCCGATATTAAGCAAATCAATATTTTTATTTCCAACAGCAAGATTACTAATAGATGTAGCTCCAATTTTAACCATATCTAACTATCTCCATTTTTTAATATCAGGGTTTATATTTCCGCTCTAAATTCTTATCTCTCATATCAAGCATCTGTTGTAGCATACATTGTATATTCGTTTTTAGTACCGATACTATCATATTCAGATTTAGTACGTTTAACAACTCTTTGTAGATTATCGGAAGTGAGTATATCTTCTATAGAGGCAGCGCAGTCTTCATCATTGGGCATTAGTTTAAATCCCATACGCTTGGAAACAGGACCGTTATTAGTATAATAACTGATATTGCATTGCAAGTTATATTCTTCAGTTTCAGGGTTGTGAAAAGAGTAAATGCTACTAAGTTCAATACAATTATCTTTGCTATTATAACTGTGAAAATAATACTTGGTGTGGTTCGCTATAATATCTTGGATTATTTCTTTCAGATTATCAACCGAACCAAAGATGGTGTTTATAAGGTCTATTGCTTCCCTGTCTTTTTCGTTTTTATTGGTAACAAGATAAGTGCCCACAGAAACGTTAATAACCTTACCATAATTGATATTATCCGCATACTTCTTCGTTGCAGGCTGATAGTCCGAGGTTGGGGTGAAACTTTCACTGTTGGTTTTGGTGAGGACGTCGGATTTTTCAGGAACTTCCGCCCAATTCCCATTTTTACGACCGTATGCCTTTCCATCAGTTGGCGCTTCTTCTATGCCGCCTATCTTCCCCTGACTTACCCATTCACCGTTCACCCATGCGTAGTAATCATAAGGGGCTTCCGTACCTACAGCCATGAACCCGTCAACTGCCGAACCATCGGGAACAGCGGATTTCAAGGCTTCAAGGGTGGCGTATTCGCCGGCTACCTTAAATGACTTTCCTGGTTCTCCTTGTATACCTGGCTCGCCTTTTTCTCCTTTCAAAAATTCTAAAGGATAATTGACCACAGAAGCTTCACTGTTGCTTCCTGAAGGTTTAAATGCAGGTAATGATGTTACATCATCCGCTTTGTCCGCATTCGGTACTTCATTAACCCCTATGGAGTTAGCCATAAGACGGGCAACTATTTCTTGATAATCCTGTTCTGTCCAAGCCATAATTATTCCTGTTTATCGGTTACTTCTTCCGGTTGATTGTTGATAGCACGATTGAGCGCGTCAATGAAGAAAGGTTTGCAAAAAGCATTTGCATGCTCTTGTATCAGGGCCACTTCTTCATCACTATACTCTGTCTCTTCATTGGAGTTGTATATCTTCAAAGCGAGTGCATGTGATGCGATACCGTTACCGTTCCGGTATAATACATTCGCAAAATTCTCTCTACAATCTATATTTTCACAATGCTTACGGGTAATGTCCGTAGCAATCAGTAATTGTTTAAAATTTATCTTTTTCATGAGTTATAATTATTAGTATTATCCACAGTGAAAATGAACCCAATAACTGCCGTCAAAAACGAAAAAGCAGGATATTTGATTGATTGAAGAAGCGTTCGTTGTGCCTCTGTTATTGGCATTCATTAGGTTTCCTTCTACCCTAACATTCCGGTTCAATTGGTTCTTCAAATATACAATCCGACCCGTAACAGCCGAACTTGGAAGAAACAGGGTAGGGTCAAAGCTTATATCCGGTCCTCCATATATGATAATATCATCGGTATCACTGACTGTATAGCTCAGTGGGGCAGACATTATACTGCTGCCTAAATTGCGGACGCCCGCAGCAAATCCGGAAGCCTGCAATCTGTTTATTCTTACCGATTCACCGCTCCTGGCATTTAATTCTACATTGCCCAATGCTTCTATCGCACAAGTATCATATCCAGCCTGAGCCATTACTCTTACACCGATTGAATGGTCACCGTAGGCACTCAGACTAAGTGCCGTAATCCCATCTCCACGAATACCGCACATTGCCCCGGAAGAGACATTCACTTCAAAAAATTTTCCACCATTCTTGCCTATCCTCAATGTCGCAGTCGGATTTTCCTTTTCGTTTTCAAGTCCTCTGTCGGTTATTTTGAATGCACCGATATACCCGCTATCTGCTGTTATATCTCCCGTAAAAGAGCCATTATGACATTCGATAGAGCCATCTTCGTGTATCTTGATATTTCCATTGGCGGTAATTATACCTTCCAACTTAATATGTTGCGACTTTAACGTTATACTTTCCGCCGACACATTAAACAAGGACGAAGCTTTTACTCCATTTTCAAACTCCGCAGCAGCCCAAATCTTGACACCATCCGCAGTGGTTAACCATCCCGCGCTTTTGCTTTCAAGATTGGATGTTCTTTTTGCCACAGCTTCAATCTTTTCATTGGTTTGGCTTAGCTGGGTCTCGAACTTTGTTATCATATCCTCGTAGGCATTATCGGTCAATGCCAGCGAATGTATGTATATATCCCCCGTAAACTTCAACTCGAAATCACCCGTTCCGTCCCATGTGCCGGAATACTCCTTCATTGCATATTCCTCACTCGGTTCAAGACGTTCGGTGAAATGCAGGTTCTGACCGGGAAATCCTATTGTCAGCGTTCCGGCTGTAGCTACCTTATACCGGAAAGAGATAAAGAACTTTCCCGGTTCTTCCCCTTCCTCATAGGTCGGTTTATTGGCTAAATCTGCATTGGACTGTTTAATTCCGGAAGAAAGAATACGAAGCACGTTTCTATCCCCGTCTCTGATAATGGCAGCCATAGCGTCCTTACGGGAATAGAACTCCCCATTCACTAATAAGAACTTTCCGTTCACGGTGAAGAAATGAACATCGTTCTTTGTCTCCCAACCGTTCGTATTGCTTGCAAATGATGCGTTATACAGATAATTATCCTTTGCCTGCACCTCGTCAAGCACTTTGGAGATTTCAGAGTAAATCAAGTCTTCCAATATCTTGAACTGGGTAAGGATATTCACACCCGTTTTCAGGATAAAGTCACCAGTAACTTTATTTCCATTAGGACTGAAAGCTGTCACTTCTTTACCAGCCAAAGAATAAGAATCAATCCCTGCATACTGACGGAAGCTCGGAGTATCATTCCCGTATGCTGCCAATACGATGGCGTTCTGTCTGGTCTTATCCGTCCGGTTACCTAACTGTACAATGTCATCGCCTGCTTGTGGTACGGCAGACCCCGTGTCACAGTCGCTCTTCGAAAGGTCTATGTAATTGTCACCTACGCTTGTCACCAGCCGCCAATAGTAGGTATTAGAGACGTTCTCATGTACGCCTGGCTTGATGTTGAATGTCTGGCTGCGGGCTTGGTCTCCTATTACAAATTCCTGAACAATGGTCTTTTCCCCGTCTGTGTTCTCGAAGTAACAGCGGTAAAAGGTATCGTATTCCTCTACCTTAGAACATGACATGGATGCGGGAGAAAGTATTATCTGACCGCCAACCTGGCGTAATCGCTGTATCAGCAACTCAATAAACGTGGCACTTTTGCGTGCCAGCATATGGTCTACTTCCAAATAGCTGTCTCCCGTCTTGCTGTCTACTTTAATAACAAAGCCTTCACCGAGAGCACCGGAAGAAAAGTTCATGGACTGGATGTAGTCTGAAAACAATCCACCTAAGAACTTTATTAAATAGCTGGTTTGGTCTGGTTTGGTTTTATTCAAAAACAGCTTTTCTCCAAAGGCTTTAATGATTGATTCCACTTGTTGGGTAGTTAATCCTCCACCGCCTTGCCCGCCTACTATTGAATCTATCTGATTCTGTATCTTTTCTAAAGTTCCTACCGCTTTGTCATTGCGAAGGGTAATATCATACGTTGGAATGAGAGCGTCTCTTTCCTTTATTGTAAGGCTGTCAATAATAATGCTCCCGTTGATGTTTAAGTCTTCATCCTCGAACAACATTAAATCACCTTCCTTTATACTGTCATGCAGTTCCGGGTGACGCGCCATAAATATTTCATCTACTTTAGGCTCGTAAGTATATCTTACATAATCATTTTTTGCAAGATATTCTTTGGAAGCTGTTAGCAATCTTTGGGAAGCAGCTTTTATATACACATCCGGCATATCAATACCCAAAAGCACAAATTTATCTCCGGCTTTGATAGTAAAATCCTTATATGGGAAATAAAGATTCAAACCTTCATCATAGACTCTGTTGCATGTCAAGACCCACATATCACCTTGTTTTACGGGCTTGTCTGCATCTCTAAGTATTTCAAATTCACGTCCACCACACATTCCGCTTTTCATGGATATGGTGGGAGTTTCATCGGTAAAGTAATCGTTTATGTCAAATCCAATATCTTTGAGATATATTTTGAACGGTGGGATGGTTTCCCCTTCTTCAAAGTAACCATCATCTGCAATTGGCGTATTATCCTTATTCACAGAATCGGAAGCGATTTCATCCAACGCTCCGGTGGCATTTACGATTATTCCCGCGTCTTTCAACTGCTGTGCTGTCATTCCTTCCATAGACGGATATATTTCCGGCAAAGAAGTATCGCTCCCGTCAAAGAAAACCGAACCTTCCCGAACTCCGATAATATCTATGTTTTTACTATCAAGGTATGGGTCAAGTGTCTTTTCCGGAAAATCAGGAAGCATCAAGTTTTTAACAGCCATATTATTGGGGACTAATGCTCCAGAAGGTCTTTTGTACTTTCTTGGAACATTGTCCGTCTCAATGCCTTTTTCTATCCGCATCTTTGCGCCTATGCGGACGTTGTCCTTGTCGGCTTCGCTATTCAACAAAACGTAGCATTTTCCAAGAAAGCTACCTCTTCTCATTTTATAAGAGTGCCCATTGATTGTCACATCATACAATGCTGTGTCAGATAGGAATTTCATGTAAAAAGGAAGCGTCACAACAGCACCGTCTATCAAATGTGTATTAGGGTCATATCCGTAAGATACATCCTCGATGGGAGCTTCGACAATAGGACTTCCATATGTTGTATAATAGTTGTAAGGCAAGTTTTTGGTACCACCATATGCTCTTAGGCGGGTAATTATCTTCTGTGACGAATCCGCGGTTTTTTGTATGGAGTACAACCCCTTGCCCTTTCCATAGCCGAACATGTTTCCTACTGCAATTCCGGCAGTGCCTATTGTTATCGTTCGTCCTCTTATGATAAAGTTTGCCTTAAACTCACTATTTACCAAAGCAAGTGCGTCCCAAACGTTTATACTGCTTATTGATATGGATTTGTTAGTCTCATTAACATATTCGGGATGTACTGTAACCGTCCATTTTTGCTCTCCTTTATAGATACGGTCAAGGTTCACCTGTATTCTTTCTGCGAGAGCATTTATGCTTTCAGCGTAAAAACTGAATGTAGGCAGGGAAGAGTAGTGAATTAAGTTATCCTCTTTTACATAGTCCAGGAATTCGCATCTTGTTAGTTCATCTGCGAGAGAGTTGAAAACTACGTTCTCATATTTGAAAGCCTCTCCGTATGTATTTTTGGAGGCTTGCTTCAATTCAGTAGGGTCGTAGTTTATTTCAAATCTTTCTCCGCGGTATATCAGATAGTCCCCGACTGTAAAATCAATCGGAGTGGGGGACGTAACGGTAATGTTAACGGAACAAGCTCCCATGAACTCTCCGTTATACTCTAACTTGTTAGCGACACATCGTTGCGTCTGCCCGTCTTTGCTGTATATTATAAACCGTCCCATTATGCCGTAAGAATAATTTGTGTTTTAGGGTCGGTTACCCGAAATGTAATGTTGAAAGTTACGACATCTCCCTCATCTGTCTTGCGGACAAAAAGGTCGGATTTTATAGATTTAAAATAAACCCCCTGCCTGCCTATTTGGGTATAGGTGTCATAAACCTTTAACTCTGTTCCGTAACCGTCTTTTCCTATCAGATAGTCCAGGAAGGCGACAATTTTTTCATTGGCTGTTCCCATATCACCTTTATAGGCAAACTCTATTTCTATATCATAGGCTTGCACGTAGAGTTCTTCGGGGAAAAAGGTGTCTTCTCCGTCTTGGTCTATCCAGTCCCTTTTGGGCAAATCCTTAATATCTCCATATACAGTAAAAGGGAAGTCCTTGCACACAATCCCCCATTGGGATTTGGTGTCAATAACAGGACTCCCCAGCTTACTTTTCTGAAAATAGATACTGTAAGGCTTTGCCATGTGTTATTTTGAGTTTGTGTTGTAAAAACAAAAAGAGCCAATCAACGGCATGCCCGTTAATCAGCTCTTTGGCTTGTTATATCAATACTGCAAATATATGGTGTATTTTCTAAATAATCAAGTAAAATGTTAGAAAATTGATATAGTCATCCGGCTTACATTATATTTGCAATGAATACTACCTTTCGGGTGACACGATTTTCATGTAGGGGTTCTTTACCCGCTTCTCTTTGAGCTTCTTTTCAAGTTTTTCCATCCTTTCGTACATCAGTTCAATATCTTCGGATAAGTGCAATAATTGAAGTTTGAGGAGCTTGTTCTCTTTCTGCAAGTTATGTATCTTTTCTTCCATGATGAATATTTGTTTTAGTCGTTATTCCTGCCATCTGCCCGCCAGCCGTATTGCTGACGGGGTATCATAACGTGAACGTTGGTCGAAACCTCAACGTGCATCTATGCTAACATGTGGCAATATTTCCTTATTAAGGCTTCTAAGGTCGAAATCTGACTTAGAGGCGCTCGGGTTGTATTTTGATATAGACATAGGGGCAAGAAGCGCCATTATTTCCAGCTTCCCCTGCTGTATATCGAGTATTACTTCATCCAGTATTTCTTAATTCTTCCATTTTCGTTTTGGATATAGTTGTGGCTGTCGGGCATTGGAACCGACTGCCGGATGATTAAAATAGCGTGATTAGTATTTTTTCATGCAGCTAACGAATAAGGCTATGATAGATATAAGGACGCCTACAATGGCAAGTATTAAATTCCAATTGATAGGATTATGCAAGTTGGGGTTAACGGCAAGATAGTGCTTGCCCTCTTCGGTGAGTTTGGCACTCCATACATAACCGCCAATTACATAATTGGCTTTCACCAATCCTTTCCTCTCAATGGAACGGATGGAAGCAGTAAATACATGCTTCGGGTATGTTGCCGGGCATTCTCCGCCAAACTCTGCAACAATCCGAAATGCTTGTTTCTCTTCCTTTGACAACCTTATCCGTTCCATAACCTACTCGTTTTCTGCAAATTTACTAAATACTACGCAAATATGTGTTGTTGTGCTATACTATTTTATAGGCGAAATCTTTCTGTCAGAAGGCTTTCCGCCAAATAGATGGTTGATATAAGCAAGTCCTTTGGGCTTGCAAAACACCTTTTGGCATAATATGTCTGGGTGGTTGTCTCTGCGTATTGGCGGCAACAGCGTCATTTCAAAGTAGCCTGCGTCAATATACTTTTGTTTCGGCTCGTTTCGGTCTTTGAAGAATATACCCGCATCCCTTAGCTTCCCGAAAAGGGTGTTTCTCCCAAAACCGAGATTGAGTATCTTTGCGGCTTGACCTATGTCTACTTTGCCCTCTGCTTTGAAAGCGGCTTCGGCGAAGTCGGCTTTAGGCTGGAGTTTGGTAATCTTTGCATCTTTCTGCTCGATTTGCTTTTGTTGCTGCTCTGTTTCAATACGGAGTTGTTCCTTTTCCTTTTCTGAAGCTACTAACGCTTCCAATGCCTCAAGATAAGTTTGTGGAGTCTTGATAACTTTTTTCTCATTTTCGAGGTATTCTAAACGGTTGATTATTCTTTCACGCAGAACTGCATCATAACCAGATGCAAGAATAAGGCATCCCTTTGGGGTGAGATTAAAAAGAGGTCTTTTTTGACCGTTAGCGTCTGTGTATGACCCCAATCCAAAATTGGATGCGGATACACCTTGTGATAAGAGGCTGCGAATGTCACGCATTACATGGGCATGTTGTTTGCCCGTAACCTCTGCTATTTCAAGAGAGGTCATACCTTTTTGATTTGGAATTAAGCTTTCCATACTTACTATTGTTTGGCATTGTAATTATAGACAGAAAAACGGCTGTCATTTCCCGTGTCGCCAAACAATAGTAAGATTTTCTCCGAAGAGGAAATATTACGCAGGAAAGACAGCCGTGTATTTTTTATACAGGCAATTGGACATAAAAAAAGCCCAACTAATATAGTGAGCGATAACCGTGCTCTACGGAGAAAGAATACTTTACTATTGTTTGGCACCACAAAGATAGGTATAATCTTTAAAAGTGCAAACTTCTTATTAGAAAATCAATTACTTTCGTTTATTCTCTAAGTTATTGTGCGAATATATAGAAAATAGACTAATTTATCCAGTATAGTACATTATAAAAAAAAGTAAATATGCTATGTAACATACTAAATATAATTACAACAGATGTTAATAAAGGCGTATCTTTGCCATCCAAAGATTAAAGTATGGGTGTTTTCGATTTTTTGAAGAAGAAAGAATTAGAAAAAATTCAGAAGTTAGAAACTCTTAATCAAGAGCTTCGGGGGCAATTGATGACTAAAGAGTGGGATTATGATAGGCTTCAAGAAAAGCTACAATTGAAAGAGAATGATTGTGAACAGCTTCGGGAAGAAAATCTTTTGTTAAATGAAAAAAAAGCTTTATTTTCTAATTATGAAAATTTAGCTGATATAGAAAAAGAGAAAAATAAAATTTTATCTGATATACAAAGGAATAAAGAAATCTTCTATTCACATAAATTAAATTTAGAAGGTGAAATAGAAAAACTTAAAGAGGAAAGTGACTTGTTATCAAACGAAATATCCTCAAAAAAGTCAGAAATATTACAGTTGAATGATGCAATACTTTTGCAAGAATTTGGGCTATATGAACCCATATACGATTTTGCAACATCAGATGAATATAAGGAAAGACTTAAACTTGTTAGGGAGAAACAAAAAGAGTGTATTTGGAATGAAAGTGCTGCATTATGTAGCAAGGAATGGGCAATCAATGGAAGCTATTCCAAAGGAGATGTGTTCATTAAAAAAAGTATTAAACAAATTGTTAGAAGTTTCAACAATGAATGTGATGTGCTTATTAGTAAAGTCAAGTTTAATAATGCGGAAGCATACATTCACAAAATTATAAAATCCTACGACGATTTAAATAAGTTGCATGAACCAATGTGCGTACATATAACGCAATCATATTTAAATTTAAAAATAAAAGAATTGAGGCTTGCTTATGAATATGCTTTGAAGCGACAAGCGGAGAAGGAAGAACAACGTTCTATTAGAGAACAAATGAGGGAAGAAGCCAAGCTCATGGAAGAAATAGAAATGCGTAGGAAGGAAGTGGCTAAAGAATTGTCCCATTATAATAGGCAGGCTATACAAGTAGAAGAGTTATTGTTAAAGGCTCCAGAAGAAGATAAGCAACATTTAATAGAAAGGAAATCGTTTATTACAGATAGATTGAATGAATTAGACCGAGAAATAAAAGAGATGGATTACAGAGAAGCAAATAAAAGGGCTGGATATGTGTATGTAATTTCTAATATTGGTTCATTTGGGGAGGATATATATAAGATAGGTATGACTCGAAGACTTGAGCCTATGGATAGAGTTGATGAACTTGGTAGCGCATCTGTGCCTTTTAAATTTGACGTGCATGCTATGATATTTTCAGAAGATGCTCCTAAATTAGAGGCTGCACTTCATCGTGCTTTCGACTCTAAAAAAGTAAACATGGTGAATAATAGAAAGGAATTCTTTAAAGTCACTTTAGAAGAAATAGAAAAAGTAGTAAAAGATAACTTTGAAAGAGCTGTTGAATTTATTTCAATTCCCAATGCGGAGCAATATAGGGAAACCTTGAAGATTATGTCATTAGATAAAAATAATTAATATTATGAATTTAGGTTGTTTGCTTTGGGTAATTGTAGGTCTGATTATCTTGTGGAATATTAGTCCGGGATTGGTTGTTGTATCCGTTTTAGGTGGCATAGTTGCTGCAATTGTGAAAATAAAAGGAAGCGATATTGATGAAGATAAAAAAAACTCAAAAGAAGATGATGACTATTTCCAGCCACAAGCAGGTTCATTCCCGAAATACAAAAGCGAGGAAAAATATGATAAAAGATTATATGAGGAAATTGAAGAAATTAAAGAAGTCCCACAAAAAGAAAATGAAGGAGAAACACAAGAAAGTGTTTATTCGGAAGAAAAGTATGAACCAAAATACAAGTATTGTAATAATTTGACTTCAAGTACGGACAATATAGATTTAGAGGAGTGGGATAACCTGCCTTTATCAATGGATGAAATTTGTGGAACATGGAAATATAAAGATGTAAAACCTATTCGAACTGTTATTATAAATTCTAATATGACCTATTCAGACTCTATAACAACAAAGAAAAAGAGTTATCCCTTTATTGTAGAAGGGAACCATATCTGTTTTTATGGAGAAGATGGGAAACTACTTTCATCATGGAAAATCATAGAACTATCAAAAAACAATGTTTTACATGTTATATTAAAGCATTATTTTTCCGGTGATATGTTCAAATCTTTAAATCGCCCATTTGATATATATTTAGAAAAAATGGGAGATAGTCTTTTGTGATAAGTCGATTACTATATCATCAAGTCAAGCGGAGTTTCTCCGCTTTTCTTGTTTTGTGGCATATCGTTTGTTGTACCGGTTATGGTAATATTGCCACAATATTATAAATATGAGAAAGCATGGGAAAAAGTCAAAAGACAAAGACCGTGGAGCTTAACAGAAGTTCTAAAACTGGGCGGTTTGTTACAGAAAACTATGCCAAAAGGCATCCAAGCACTACGCAGACCGAACATCGTCAGAGAAAGAAATAGGCAGCATCGCTAAAATCTTTTTCGTAAGAAACTCAATTAAGTAGGAATAAGCTTCGTCACTATCACTGGTTAAGTTTATTCCTGCTTTTTCCAATGTAAAGTTGGCGATATGAAATATCTCGTGCGCTAATATTGACAATCCTTTTATGTCTTTCGGCAAATTTGGCATATACAAAATCATTTGTCCGCCAGGCAATAAAAAACTTTTTCCCTTTTCTTCTCCACTAATCATAGAAACGATTTCGGAAGACTTCTCGCACCCGAATATCTTTGATAGTCTTGCCTTCAGGTGCTTTTTTTCTCCAAAATGAACCATTACATCCCGGTCATAAATGTCTATGCTTATTATCTTATTCATAACAAATATGATGTTTGTGCTTTATATATAATAATGCAAATATAACTAAAAATAATCAAGATGCTGTTCTTCTGCATATGAATTATAATTAATCGGATTTGTTAAAAAGCTGATTTATCGGATATTTATTTGTTTATTTGTTTGTTCTTTCGTTCGTTCTTTCTATATTTGTGCATTAATATAATACAAATGGGTAATTGGAGTGAAAGGCAAGAAGTTAAGAAAGAGGGCAAGGAAAAAGAGAAAATAAGCCGAGAGACGCTTGGAAAGTTCTTTTATGATTTGGCAAAAACATCATTTGCTGCAATGGTAGCAGGTGGGGCTGTGTCATTTTTCACAAGTTCAAACAATGAGTTATATTGGCTTTTGCTTTTGATTGGAGCTTTTTCAACAATAGTATTTGCTTATATTGGTTATAAAGTGATAAGGAGGTAATTATGGAAGGTCTATTAATCGTTTTAGGAGGTTCTGGGGCTTTAGCCCTTTTATTTGCTCTTTGGCTGAATACTCGAAAAGGCAAGAAGTGGCTTGCAAGCTTATAAATTGACTATTATTTAGGTAAAACAATAAAGCCAGACATTAAGCCTGGCTTTTTCTTTGCATGACATCCCCATCGGTTTCCACAATACAATCTTCTCCATGAATGTAAACATATACCGATGCTGTATCCTTTTGGATAACATTTACTTTTGCCCGGTCGTACACGTTAATGAATACCTTGCAATACTGTGAACAGTCAATGGTTACTTCGCTGTCATGGCGCACGTAAATATCACATACAGAAAAGCCATCAAATAGGAGAGTACCTTTACAATTTCCGTTCAGAACGGCTATGTGCTTCATGTTCCTTGCTTGCACATCCTCATCGACAAAGATATTGTTTCTGTGAAGGATGTCCTTGTCGAAGTGCTCCTTTATGAAAGTGTTGGTAGGGTATCCTTTCTTTATACAGAAATCAATCCCGTGCAAATACTTGTCAATCAATCCTTGTTGGTCAGGTTCTCCCCATTGTTCCGTCCATTGCGTACATAGCCCTAATGATACGGCTTGGTTGAGCAATGTTTTGCTTAAATCCTTTTCGTTCATAACATATTATATTTTGATTTTTCTACCACTTCTGTCTATCACTATACTTAGCATATCTCTAACTTCTTGTACTAAAGCAACGTTTGCTTCGGTATTTTGGGCACTTCTTAACGTATTATTGGCTATCGCCCTCAATTGAGTAAGTTGTTGTTCGGCTATAACATTATATTTCGGAAGAATCTCGTTTCCCCACTTTTCAAGCAAAGCGCGTTTTACACTTACATCTGCACGAATACCGTTTATGTAAGAAGCTAAAATATTGGCGGTTTCTTCTGTAATGTTTTCTTGTATCCCTTTGGAAAGAGTGTTTGAAGCGTTTGTCTCTTCAAGGCTTATTCCCATTTTTTTTGCAGCAGCATTTAGATAATCCCATATTTTCTTTGAGTCTGATATTGTCCCTCGAAGGCTTCCAAGTTGCTGCATTAGTCCGGCTGCCTCTTGTTCCGTCAGATTTGTACCCCCAGCGGAACTGTCCGTAAATATACCTTTATCTCCAAACAGATAATCTCTTAGCTTATCCATAGCAGGTTTTATGACATTCAGAGAAATCATCTCCTTTATGACATTGCGCATTATATCAGCCACCGTATCATCAAAAGCCTTTGCTGCATCTTCTCCGTTGGCGAACGCATTGACTAACGCTTCTGATATTTGGTCTGACCATCCCTTTAAGTCTATACCGAATTGTTCGCTTGCCAAATCTTCATAGAAATACTTGATTTGCTCGCCTAACTCGATATACTGCTGCTTGTAGTCCTCTATTTTAGAAGCATCCGAATCTTTCTTGTCTTGTTCCGCCTCCATTTGCTTTTGCACCTCTTCTTGTTGCTTTTGAAGATTTGCAATCATCTCTTTGGATTGACTTTGGGTAACAGCACCCAATTGCCGTTCTATGACAGATTGAAGATTCTTATAGTCATTGGAAAGCTTTTTCACTTCCAGTTGCGAACGTTGGATTGCTTTATCCAGCTTCTTATCATGGACTTTGGCTATGCTTCCTATAATTCCGGTAATACCGCTGACTACACCCGTAGCCCCTTGCATGATAGCCATCGGATTACCGGAAGATATACCAGCGAAAAGGGTAGCTCCGCTTTGAGCTGTATTCAATAATCCACCCGCAACTTCTTGTACAGCGCTTAGAGTGTCTCCCATACTATCATTCCCTAAGGCATCAAATGCTGACCCTAAATCTCCCAAAGTGCCGATAAGAAGATTAGCCATGTCGACAATATCTCCAAGGCCTACTTGAACTTTGTCGGAAGCCTCATTTTGTTTATCTTGTGCATCAGTGACTTCCTTTTCCGCATCGGCTAATGTTTTTAATTTAGGAGTTAATTTATCGACGACTTTAGTCTGATAGGATAAGCCGCTATCTGTTTTCTTGGTTTCTGTATGGCTCGTTTCAGAAACACCGGTAGTTACTTTGCCTCCATCCTGGATGAACCCAAGTTCTTTTTGAGCCTTTTTCAGCTTTTTGGTAGCTTCTACATACTCTTTTATTCCGTCTGATAATGTCTTGAAAGGGTTTCTGCTTTCACTTTCGTCACGTAGCTTTTTTAATACATTGACAAGCTCTTTAAACTCGTTGACTTTTAGGCTTTGCCCGGTCGTATTTTTAAACTCTTCCAGGTTCTTGATTAGCCTGCTAAGAGTTGCAGAAGAAAGTCTGTCAAGGTCGTCAAAGGTCTTAGCCCAGTCTTCCGAACTCTTGAATTGTTCAAATTTGGTAGATGCAGCATCTTCGCTCGCTTTCTTTTTCCTTTGTGCTATAAGTCTGTCGGTCGCTTCTTCGCCTAATTGACCTCTTTGGCTTTCAATATCTGCCAAGTCCTTTTGAAGATTACGTTCAATATCCTTTATCTTTTGGGCATAATCTTTATAATCCTCAATCATGCCTAAAAGGTTTTCAAGGCTTTCTGAACGCATTTTCTTACTTTCCTCGTTGATTGATTGGTATAGTTTCAGAATTACTCCTTCCCCAAACTGCTTTTTTACATCATCCTCTTTCATGGCAAGGACATCTGTAACGGAGAATTTACTTCCCGTATTTTCAAGCGCTTTGGAAAGTTGGTTGCGCAAATCATCTACTACACTTTTGAATGAGACCTCTCCGCCGAAAGCGATGTTCATGGAAAGAGATTTGTTGCCGGAAGCATTGAATAGCTTCTTATATAAATCCCACTTTTCTCCGGTTTGGGAAACGTACTTCTCTATCTCCTTTAAGGCATTATCTACTTCTTTCTTCGTACTGTCAATTCCCGCCTTGTCAATCTTGACACCAAGAGAAATGTATAAATCTTCCTGCTTCTCTTTGCTTCGGTCTAACTGCCCTTGAATGTATTTGTAAGCCTTGCTTGGGTCTTTTAAGTCCAAATTGACCCCGTTCTTATCAAAGATAGGGGCAAATTCAGAAATACCCTTCACCCTTTGGGATGCGGCTTCTTCTCCTTCTATCTTTCTCCATTTCTCATAGCTGGAAACGGCTTTGTCTATGAGGTCGGTACGGGCTTTCCATTGTTCTGTAATAGGGTCTTTCGTGTTTTGGGTCTCTTTGGTTACACGCCCGAATGTTTTTAGTATTTCATCTGTGGCATTCTTTAACAGCTTGGCTTTGTCTATACTTTTACGAGTTTCTTCATTCCATTCTCCTTCCTTTTTAGTCCATTCGCTAAGAGTAGAGGACGCATCCTCATTAGCACCGATTATATTTTCTATGTATTTTTTCAGACCGCCTTCTGCATCAGGCTTTAACCTTTCTATACCGAATTTTTCATACAATTCGGTCGCTTTCTTGAACCATGCAGAATTCTTGTCGTCTTTCTTTATCTTGTAAGTTGAATAATTTTCTAATGCGTCATTCAGTGTTTTTTGAGCTTGCGATAAAACCTCTTCTTGTTTTTTTATATCTTCATCTAAGGACTCTATGACATTCTCATACCCGTCCAGTGATTGATAATATTCTCTGCGAGATTTCAATCTGTTAAGTTCTCTTTGAGCTTCATTTCTATTATTAGTCGCACCGATTACAAGTCCTGCGCTTTTTACTTTTTCTCTTTCTTTTGATGCAGATAACACTTTTTGGATGGCTTGATATTCCCCTTCTAAAAGAAATTGTTCAAATTTCATATTCTCAAAGAGAGAGGGATATATTTTTTGAAGGTTTAGATATGCCCTTCTTTGAGCATCAATCCCGTTTGTTTTATCGAATATTCGAGAGATATATCCTTTAGCTTTACTTTCCTCTTCTTTAATCTTCTCTATGTTTTTTGAGAACTCAATATTTAGTTTTTTTGTTTTTTCAGCAACCGTTTCAACTTTTTCTTGGAATACTGTCAATGTTGTAACTATAGCGCCTAATGTGGTTATCCAAAATACCCACGGATTGACTTTCATTGCCGAGTTAAGTGCCCATTGTGCTACTGCGGCTGCTTTGGTGACTTTGACTCCTTTGTTTAACCATGTATAATACGCTTGCATTTGACTGATTGCAAAAGAAGACTTTTGTGCTACATTTACAGCTATCACAGCCGTTTTATAAGAGCCATAAATTCCTACAAGTATACCAAGTATATCTGCGACAGCCTCCCAATGTTTCATTAAATCAGTAAGCAGCTCTAAACTATCTGAAAGTACACCGCTATTGCCTTCCGCAATGTCAGCCATCATAACATCCCAAGCGTCCTGCAAGTTGCTCCATTTGCCAGCAAGGCTTTCCGCAAGGGCTTCCTGCATGTTGTAGAATTTGCCGCCTTCATCGGTCAGCTCCCAAAGGACATCCTTCACCATGCCGAAGCTAACCTCTTTCCGGCTGATTTTATCGAATACGTCTCCGGCGGAAGTTACCACTCCCGTAAGCTTAGTAAACCGTTTCGCCAACTCGTCCACCAACGGAATACCAGCCTCGGTAAACTGCCTCAATTCCTGCCCACGGAGAAAAGCTGCACTGCGTACCTGCCCGTACGCCAATATGATACGTCCCATATCGACACCCACACCTGCGGAAATGTCGGCAAGTCGTTTGGTCGTATCGTAAAGCTCTTCATACGGGATGCTGTATGCGGACAATTGTTTGGCGTATGAAGCCAGTTCTTTAAACTGAAACGGAGAGACAACCGCCAAATCCTTAATGCGGTTGAATATGGTTTCCGCTTTCATACTATCTCCAAGAATGGAGGTAAGGGCAATGCGTTGTTTCTGAAACTCTCCGCCAATGGTATATAATCCCCTTACAAAACGCTCTAAAGTGTATATGGAATACACATTGGCGATTTGATTTTTCAATTCCCCGGCTATCCGTGATTGAGAAGACATTGTAGTGTTTGTCCTCTCCATTGCCGCGTTGTGTGTATCGGAAGCCTTTGCAGCCTGCATTCGGGCAATCCTAAGCTGTTCAAGGGCTTTTTGAGAGTTGACATAAGCATCTGCACGGATTATCTGCGAAACTCCCCTCATGGCTCTTAGTTCGCTTGCATCAACGCCCTGCCCTTTAAAAGCCTCCTTGAGTTTTTTAATACTTTCGCTATCTACATCCAGCTTTACCTTGTAGGTCTTGTTTTTCAACAAGGCTTCCACCTTGTCTTCAATCTCCTTTATATCTACTTTTAATCCAACCTTTGCACTGGTCGTGACGTGCATATTCACAAGTTTTTTCTTGATAGCTTCGTACTCTTGTTCTGTATAATTTTTCAGGTGAACGCCAAAATTCAAATTTCCGAGGTCTGCCATATCTATTCTTGTTTTGTATCTTTGGGGATAGCGTTAATACCGTTTACTATAAAATCATTGAGGGAAATTCTTTGTCCTTTCATTTCCTGCTCTTTTCTCTTTTCTTCCCACTTCCTTTTTAAATCTTCCATTTCTTTCGCTGTGTGCGTTTTTTGTTCTGTGTCTGCTTTGTCATACACTACAATCGGAGCATCGCACATCAGAAGTTCGTATTGAGCACAGGTCAATACCCAGTCCATATACCAATTAGGGATATTAATCATTCCCCAAAGAAGAATTAACGGTCGTGTCAGCTCCGGATGTTTTTCTCCGTTTGCAAATGCTGCTCCTGCCGAAGTTCTTGAAGGATACGTTCTGCTTCCTTTCTCGTCATCGTCATTATCGTGTCTCTCATTCCGGTCAAGAACATGGTAGCATTCAAGTATTCCAGTTTCTGCAATTCCACTTTTTTTTTACCGATAACAACAATATCGGTTAACTCTGTGTCTGTGTATTTTTTCCATAGCATACGCCAGTATATCCAATGGAAAAGTCTTATCTTCCACCAATTATTCAGAATAATGAGAGAGGCACACTTGGCAGTAACTTCATCCTCACTTTTGCAGGAATGTAAGACATGGGTTAATTTTCGTATTGTTCCACGGTGCAGCCATTTTATACCGAACTTTTTTCCTCTTATCGTAATATAATCTATGCTGTTCTCCAGTACATCGTCAAGCGTTTTCTGCTCTGCTGTGGTAGGTTGGTTTATTGTTTTATCGTTCATGCTGTGTTATTGTGATGTGTGAAAAAGGAGAAGGCGGCGGCAATAACGCACACCGCCATATTTTTAAATCAAAGAACCGTCCTGGGTAACTTCCACCGCACTGAACTCATTGGCGGTGAATATGCTGACCGTAGCAGTCCTTTTTGCTCCGCTATTCTCTTCGACTTTGACCGTCACCACTTTCCCGCTAACCGAGGTTTTGCACCATGTTTCCGTTGATGAAGCAGAGACAGAGCTTTCCTTGGTTGTTGCGGTAATGGTTTTCCCTGTATTATCTGCCGCGCTGGTAAAAGACAGGGAAGCTGGAGCTACGGTCAGTCGGCTTTTTTTGTCAAGAAAGCGATATTATCTTCGGAAGAGGAGCCGGACGAAGCGCCATCTTCAAGTTCAATAGTTCCGCTGAGCGCAAAAGCGAATGGGGTAGTGGACGCATTCTCAAACAAGGGGCGTGCGTATACGGCCATTCTTTTTACAAGCAGACATTTTTCTCCGTCGTCACTTATAAGCGCAAATCCTACGTTCAGCTTCTTGCTGTTTAGCACAGCAGAGAATCCCTTGAATTGCTGGTTGTTGATAGTCGCTTGCGCTATTTCAGTGGTTTTCCCAAGAAAATATTCTACCAATTCCTTGCTTACACTTGGAACGGTAGCAGCGAAAGTAATATCTCCTGCTGTACTGGTAACAGCCCAATCCGCTTGCAGACCGTGTACCTTTGTACGGTTTAATGTCGGTTCTGCTTGGGACAAGGAAAGGGTATCTACAGTAACGGGCAAATCAAAATCCGGAGTTACCGTAGCAAAATTTGCAATGCCACCCTTTACTAACATAATGGATGAAAGACCGCTAAATACATCTTTCAATTCCTGCTTTGTTTTCATTGCCATAATAAATAGTTTTAATCGTTTTATTTTATGTTTACTTTATCACAAGGTCAGCCCTTATCAATGTTGCGCTGAACCCTAATCCGTCATTTCCTTTCAAGGTCAATTTGGGGTTTGAGGCACTTATGAAATTGTCGCTGATGGGGAATAGGGAAAGAATATCTCCTACAATAGTGTCCATTTGTTCCAAATCTTCCGCACCTCCCTTTTTCTGTCTGACATACACTTCAATGGTGCAATAGGTACGGATATTTCCAAATCCGCTGCCATAGGTCATGGAAGACAACAAGCCGGGCAATGACACCACAATGAAATTATCCATTTGCTTAGGCACAGCAGCAGGACGGTCATTTGTGAACACATTCTCACTTACCGTCTTTGCTGCGTCAAACAATGATTTAAGCGCGTCTTTGTATTTAAAATCCTGTTCGTACCCCATATCATTTCATTGGTTTAAAGGTCATTTTAGCAATGCTTTCCGCGTAATCAAATGTATCTGACAATACATTTAATCCCTTCTTTGACTCCAAGTAGTTAGAATATTCCGTACCTGTACACATCACTAATCCTATGCCGTCACTTGGAGTTTTATATGCTTTGAGGAAATTTACAGAAGTGGTTAAACCGTACTCCCCGTTGGTGTCAACCAAGTTGTATTTTTTTATGGGAATAAACTTACCACTTTCGTAACTTTGGACCATTATCACGCCAATACCGTCTCCTCTGCTAAGCTTGGGGCGGGTGGGATTTTTTAATCCTTGTGTCACAACGGCGGTAATTATACGAGATAATCCGCCTCTATAATAAATTCCAACAGCTAATGAAGTTAGAGTATTTCCGGTTACATTATGGTACTTGGCTGATACTACTCCGTCTTGCAGAAGTCTGATTCCGATTTCTGTTATTCTATCCAGCAAATATTCATCAATGATATTTCTCATCTTTTTTTTGCCTTCTTCCAAGACTTTAGCATTATCTTCCATTTCCCTAGTTCTTAGCTATATTGAAATACAGCGTTGTTCCCATTTCCGTAGGGTAGCAATCTGTTACTACGCATGATTCAAAACTTCCTCCGTAATCGGTAACATCCACAAGGTCTCCCGCAATGATACCCTTCACAAGTCCAGGAATGTCTATTGCATAATCACTCTTTATGACATTACTTTTTGTAAATGTCCTAAGGCTTGTGCTTCCGTACTTGTTGCATTTCCCTACATACAATACGGTCTCGTTTCCTTCGTCAAAAGATGTTTCTCCGGAAATACGATACACTTTGCATGTATGCGGAAAACGTGGATTATTTACTTTCATAGCGGATACCTTTTATTCATGTTCATACCCAAGTTGACAATTCTGACAGATGATTTACGGACGTTCTCTCCATACAATGCGTATATGTCATTTGCCATTTGCCGAAGGTTACGTTTGTCATAGGCAGAGCTTTGTGTACCACCCTCCTTGTGCTTCCATACACCATTGGCATCCTCTACGCTTCCAGTTACGCTCGGTGTACTTGCGCACCACATATAAAGGTCTGCCCGGCACAAGTCTTTCTGGCGTTTTTCCAACGTGCTGACATCCGTCCCCGGTGCAATCCCCCTGTCAATCAGTATGGTGGAAATAGCACTGTCCGTAACTTCAAAACCGACACAACCACGGAGATATTCCTCTATGGTAGTGCCAGTATTTGTATTTTGAGAATCCTTCATGGTTATTTACCTTTAATGTTCAAGTAGTAGAACCAGCGAACCTTATTAGGAACAACCAATCCGGTCACTTCTGATTTGATTACCTGCGTCATGGTTTCATCATTGAATACCTGACGTATCAGAGTGCGGCCACCGTCATACAATGCCGTACGAGCACCCGGCGTTTCCATGAAAATAGGACGTCCGCATTGTACATCACCCAGGTCTTCATTTGGAACATACGCCAATACCCCCTCTTCAAAGCTTTGCAAATTCTTGTATTGTATAGCTTTGGAAGATTTGTCATATTTCTCCACTACGGATATTGAATCGACAATTCTGATTTCAGCACCGATACGCGTTTCAATGAAAGTTTTGATTGTTTCATCGGGGACAAGATTAGCAAATGCCAACTGCATGCCTTTATCGGAAATATCCGGGCGTGTCGCAACTGTGTACATTTGGCGGAAATACGGAAGGTTAATCAAATCCTCAAAGGTCGTCTTGGAGCATTCCCAGTGACCAGCAGGGGCAAAATCCTTTTCTTGGGAATCGCGTCTGACTTGCCTCATGACTTTTATCGGGTCTATTGTAGTACCCAAAGCTTCTTCCTGCACCGCTTCGCTTTCCGGCTTCTTATACCAGATAGAATCCTTGATATTCTTTTTAGGCACGCCGAAATCTATAGTCAATGCAATACCAAGCGGGTTGTTAGCTGCGTCAATGATTAGCTTACCTTTGTTGGATACAACCTGATTTCGCTGGTATAGGAATGTATTGTAGTTACCACCAAGTAAGCTGTCCACTCCATTAAACAGAAGCTCCATTATTGTAGACTCAATTTCCGGAGTGGTACCGCCAATGGCATCCATCAGCATCATTTTTTCTCTTAGGATTTTGCGGCTCAATACAATCTCATGCTTGAAGGTTGGCAATCCACCCATTTGCAGGGACATTCCGTCTGTAGATTTGGTTGCACCATCACTGTCAATATCCACATAGGTAGCCAGCGTGTATGCACGGACTGTTGCTTCTATCTGCTCATATGTGGGATTCAGAGGAATATTAGGATTTAACGGGAAACCCATTTGGGAGAACGTTTGTTCCGCATTGTATTTTTCGGCAAACATGTCATTAATCCATGCTTCCAGCGGTTTATTCCCAGTATATCCCAATGCTGCAAGGCCTTTCCCTACAATGTCGTAAAATTCTTTGTTTCTTGTGTACATATTATTCTCCTTTCTTTATTCGTCAGATTCTCGCACAAATTCAATCATAGGCAGCTGTGCTTCTACCGATTTGGGAATGCCACCACCGAACACCCTGTCTGCATAAATTCTGCCTGCGCGTACAACTGCGCATGTTGCAAGGATACAGCCTTCAGGGATACATACGTCTTCAAATACAAGGCCGTTGACATCGGTTAGCTCTCCGCCGGCGGGAACTCCTTTGACAGTTTCCTCAATATCTCCCGTTACTCCGGTATTTCCTGGAATAAACATGTATGCGTAAAGTTGGGCAGCGGTTTTTTGTGTGAAAGTCACAGTAGCCCCACTACGTTTTACATCCCATTCTGCAAAAGAAGATTTTGCTCCTTCGATTTTGGTAGCTACCAGTTCTGGGGTACTTTCTGATGCGCTTGTTACGGCAACCGAATAGCTTTTTCCGCCTAACACAATAGACAAATCCCCGTTTCCGGATGCCTTTTTAGTGATAGTAAGCGTCACTACTGCCTTTACACCAGTCACTCCATCTGCTGTAATTACCTCTACCTGTTTGCCTGCTCCATTGAATTTTACCATTGTGCCGGCATGTATAATATCACCAGGCTTTAATCCCATTCCGGCGACATCAATCATACCACCACCCTGATATAATTCTCTTACTCTTGACCAAACAGGAAAATTTCCGCCAAATCCCGACTGGGATTGACTGATAGTGTTGAAAGTTCCTAATTGTCTCATTCTTTGTCTGTTTTAATGTGTTTATTGTTTTCGAGGAAGTTTTCCTTGCGCTCTTAGCCGGTCTTTGAATGCTTCACGGCGGCTTTTTGCCTGTTCTTCTCCGGTTTCTGCATATTGGTTGATACTTGGGGAAGCGCCATTCCCGAAAATTGCCTTGTATCTTTTTTCATAATTGCGTTTGGCGCAACTGACAATTTCTTCCACTTCCATATCTTTGGTAATTTTCACGTCAGATATGGCGATATTCAGGATTTCATCGTTACAGATATTTTTGCCCCCGTTTTCAATTTGAGATTTCAACAAGTCCATAGACTGGATTTTTAAGTCATGGATTGACGCGGCGTTTTTCTCCGCCTCTCTCTCTTCCTTCAAAAGCAAAATCTCATTTTCCATTTCCTTTAGCTTGTCGGCAAGGACGTTATCTCCTGCTCCTTCTCTTGAGTCAGGAGAACTCTGTTGAGGTTTGTAGTTTTTCTTAAAACTCTCAACTTGGGTTGCGACATCATGGTTGTACTGCCCTTGCATTCCTTGAAGAAAAGATGTCGCCTTGCTATAATAAGCGTCATCAGGCTCCACCCCTTCTGCTACCGGATTCAATTCTATGTACTTCATTAATGTCTGTGACGAAAGACTGGTTTGTCCTAATCTGGTCGTCAGTTCGGATAAGATTTGTTCTTTCTCCATCGTGTTTATTTAGTTTGTGTTATAAAAAAAAAGAGCCTATCAGTGCTTTGTGCACTAATAAGCTCTTAGGCTTGCATATGTAAAATTGCTATTCTTCTATTCTGACGCTGATAAAATTACGACATCTTCGGCATACAGTCCTAAACAATACGCTACCGTGTATTATTTTCACATCGGTCAACTTTTGCCCGCACACCGGACATGTTACAAAATTTCCTTTTTCGCTGGTCTGTTTTTCATCCAGCTTAGCGTCTATCTTTATCATATCACATGATTTAGTATTGCAAATATATAGTATATTTTCTAAAATACAATGCTTTATGTGTATTTTTATATGAGAAATATTAGAAAATTTATAATAAATCGTATATTTGCATTATATATAACTCATAGAGCTGTGATTCAAGCCGGAGTGTGCGGATTTATACTGCATACGCCGGCTTATTTTTTTTATGGAACACGACAAGATTGTATATACGAAGGGTGGGAATAGTGTGCTTACTTACGCACAAGTGGAAAAATTGCGCGAACAGGAAACTTCACTTAATATAATCGCGCAGAGGGGTTGCCAGGAAAAGTTCTTGGCAACCAATGCGGACATTACCATTTTTGGCGGGAACCGTGGCGGAGGAAAATCGTGGGCATTGCTTATGGAGGTGCTGAAAGATATACAGAACAAGAACAACAACTCCATTATTCTGCGAAATGAGAAAGAAGACCTGTCGGGCGTAATTGAGAAATCATATAAGCTGTTTTCCCAATTCGGGAAATACAACAAATCCCAAAATGACATGACCTGGAATTTTGATTGTGGAGGAAAATTGAAGTTCTCGTATTTCGCCGATTCGTTTAAAGATTTTCAAATCCGGTTTCAGGGAAAGGAATACAATTATATAGGTATAGATGAGATAACTCACATATCCTACGAAAAATTCAAATACCTTATCACTGATAATCGGAATGCTTACGGAATACGAAATCGTTTTTACGGTACATGTAATCCCGACCCAGATTCATGGGTACGTAAGTACATAGACTGGTGGATTGGAGAAAATGGACTCCCGATAGAGGAAAGGGATGGAATAATACGTTATTGCTTCATGGATGGGGATGAAATAAACAATGTATATTGGGGAGATACGCCAGAGGAGGTTTACAGGCAATGCAAGTCATTAATTGATTCTTTATGGAAAGATGAGTATGAGAAATACGGATTCAACAAGCTGACCATGTTTGTCAAATCCGCCACGTTCATCAAAGGGAAGCTGGAAGAAAACGTTGCTCTGATTACGTCCGACCCTAATTATGTCGCCAACCTTGCCCAACAGGGAGAAGAACAGCGTGCCCGCGACCTCGAAGGTAACTGGAACTTCAAAGCCTCCGGCGACGACATTCTTAAGATAGAGCACATGGAACGCTTCTTTAAAAATCCTTCTCAATATGGGGACGGTAAGCGAAGGGTATCATGTGATATTGCGTATGAAGGCGGAGACAATCTTGTTCTATGGTTTTGGATTGGGAACCATATCGAGGACGTATATGTAAGCCGGGATAATTCCAAGCGGACGGAAGAGTGCGTTGCATATAAGTTGCGTGAATGGGGAGTCCTGGAGAAGGACTTTGTTTTTGACTTGAATGGGCCTGGACAGGATTTTAAGGGCAAATTCCCAGATGCTGTCAAGTTCAACAATATGGCAGCTCCTATCCCAACGACAAAAGCTGACGAACAATCTATAAAATATATCTATTCTTCCCTGAAATCACAATGCGCTGATATTCTCGTTAAGAAGATTAAGAATGATGAAATTTCGATTAACCCCGATTTGTTGTCGCGTAAGTTTTCAGGAAACGGATATTCAGATATGACACTTTATAATATCCTGATGAAAGAACGCAAAGCCATCCGGGATGCAGACACAGATAAAGGCTTCTCTTTAATTAAAAAGGAAGTGATGAAAAAGTACGTCGGCCATTCTCCCGACTTTATAGAGGCTATGATTTACAGACAGATTTTTGATATAAGAAAACAACACACTAAACCAAAAGGATTATGGAGAATATAAGTACACGACAGATTATGGTACGCCGTCCGTTTCGGAGAATATTGCCAAATGGATACAAACAAGCAGTAGGGGTTATATCTGGCAGCTTGTCCGTTAATGAGCCTTTAGACAATCCAACATATCAGATAATAACTCAAATGGATTTTTTGAGGGAATTTGAGCCGTCCGGACATGCTATAAATGACCCATTGGTATATCCGGACAGATTAAGACAAGACCCTGAAACAAAAGAGTGGTTTAGAGAGTCCGTTATCAGATGTGCTTTTGCGTTTCAGAGGATTATAACAATCAAACACCTGGTTCATCTTTGTGGAAACGACATTCAATTTGAGTTGGAAGGGGATACCGAAAATGAAAAAGTAAAGGATACATTTTTTAAGTTTCGAACCGGATGGGCTGTAAAGGACATGGAGATAGCATGGTATGAAGCGGCAAAATCCGTAAAGATAACGGGGGACACAGCATTTGTAGGTTATCTCCGAAAAGGAATTTTCTATTGGAAAGTCCTTTCTTTTGAGAAAGGAGATACGTTATATCCCCATTTCGATAATGTTACAGGGGAGCTTACATTGTTTGCCCGTTCCTATTCCGATTTTGACAATAATGGAAATACAGTTACAGACTGGCTTGAAGTTTGGGATGAGAAATATCTCCGTCGCTTTAGAAAAGGGAAAGGGGCGTACAACAAAATAAAGCAAGTGATAAAGAACTTGTTTGGATTAAGCGGATACGAACTCATATCTTCTCAGGAACATGGCTTTACATTTATCCCTGTGGCTTATCACAGAAATGAAGCCGGCGCTTGTTGGTCTCCTTCACAAGACAGCATAGAGCAATATGAACTTGCTTTTTCGCAATTGTCACAAAACAATACAGCTTACGCCTTCCCGATTATGTATTTCAAAGGAGAGGGAGATAGTATTAATATAGAGGGAGGGATTGATGGCACTATAAAGTGTATATCAATGGGACCGGATGATGAAGCCGGTTATCTTAACAAGCAAGATGTTTCCACTGCCTTTACCAAGCAGCTTGATACTTTATACAAGTTAATCTATGAGCAGTCTTTTGCGGTAATTCCACCGGAAGTAAGAAGCGGAGACCTTCCAGGTGTAGCCATAAAGCTGCTTTATTCTCCTGCTTTTGAAAATGCCATGAAGGATGCCCAAGAATATAACCATCTCATTGACGATATGGTAAAGATATTCACTTATGGCTATGGGGTGGAAACCGAAAATCTTATCGACTTGCAAAATTTGAATGTATATGCTTGGATAAAGCCGTATATACATCTGAATGAATCTGAACTTCTACAAAATCTTGCAGTTGCTGTTCAAAACGGGTTCTTGTCCCGACAGACTGCAAATGAGCAAATTCAGATGTATAGCAATCCTCGTGACTGGGATAGGATTATGAAAGAAAAGAAAGAAGAACAGCAGGCTGATATTCTTTATAAATTGAAATCCCAGCAGGTATCCGCCACAGATAATGAAGTTGAACATAATCCGGCAGGAGACGACAAGCTATGAAGCAACCTACAAAAAAACAGATACAGGATGCCAAGGATTTCATAAAATTACGTTTGCAGGCTGAAATATCTATGCAAAGTCATTTGGAGGAGCTTCTTGTACAAGCGGCAAAAGAGATTATAGATATATCATTCAAGTATGATATTCAGCCTGCAATGTTCCGGTTCTCTGCAAATGAGAACTTAAAGCGGGACGTAAGCGAAGTACTCCGTAAGTTGCGTGAGTTAATTTACGATTACACGGAAACTCTTTCTGTATATGACAGAAAGGAGGAAAGAGATGCAATTGTAGATTTTATAAACAGGGAAGACCACGGGAAGACATTATCAGAGCGTATCAGCATTTATTGCAACCGATTTCTGTATGAAGTGGAAGCTGCCATTGCAGCCGGTCTGATAGCCGGAATCGGGAAAGATAAAATAAAGGGTAGTGTAAAGTCTTATCTTAATTCACCTTATACCAATCCTTATTTTAAGCGGGCGGCCTATAATGGCGGGGCTGCTGCCACGCGTATTAAAACAGATGGTGTGAGTTATGGGGTAGGGAAGTCTAATTCCGCTTACAACTCGTTAAATACCCTTACCCGCTTCGCCGTAGGTTCTGCATGGATGTTGTTTTGGGGGCTTGAACATAAGGATAAAGGATATACGGGCTTTTATTCGTACCGTGGGAGCAGTTACCCATGCTCTTATTGCGACAGCATGGTTGGCTATCATCCCATATCCGACTATCAGAACCAGTGGCATATAAGATGCTGCTGCTATTTTGTGTTTGTATAATTAAAAATCATAATAATATGTTGAGAGGGAAGGAAGAAAAAATAACATTCAGCAAAGGATTGGGTTCTGAATGCAGAAAAGCGGGAATCAGTATAAAAGAGAAGGCTTTTGCCGACCTTTTAGCGTTAGGATGGAAAGACAAGGACGCCTATCTTATTTCCGGTCTTTACAATCCGGTATATAACCTGGAGATAAACAAGAAAAACATGAATACCCTTTTGTCCGACGATAAAGACTTCATGGACTATTTGACCTCTGCAAGCAGAAAGATTAAACGCAGGCAAAAAGAGAGCGAGAAAGAGGATGATATATTGGTAGATGGTATTAGTGAGGAAGATATTGCTTCCGAGCTATCAAAAGAAAACCAACTTCGTAAACTTATCGCTGCCCGTAAGAAATATGACGGGAAAGAGGGATGCAAGGAATGGATTGACCTCACTAAAATGATAGCAGACATTACTCAAATCAAAAAGGACGAAATAAAGGAAGAGGACACCACAGTGCATTTCTATCTGCCACTTTCATGCAATAATTGCTCCTTGTATCTTGCTGCTAAAAAGAAAGCCGGGAAATAAATCCCGGCAGTTGTGTATCCTTCTAATCCTTAAACTTCCCACTTTTCACTTGCCAAATGCAATCAGCAGCCCATTGAACAAGATACGCCCTTGCCTCTCCATTATTGAAATTAAACCCGCCCAATTCAAATGAATCGGATATAAAGTCTGTGATATGGCTTGCTTCGTGGGCGGCAACCCCAACGGATAATCTGTCTTTTCTGAATATTCCGCAAAATATACCAATCCAACCGCTTTTTTTATCGCTGACAGGATAACAAGTCGCAATAGTAAACGTGTTATTTCCTAATACTTCTGATGTAAAATCAGTACGCTCCATTTTATCAGTCAAGGCATAGAATTTATTCTGCATATCTCCCAATGATGGGTTAATTCCTACCCACAATCTGAATGGGTATATTGTCGGATTAAACTCGTGTATTTGGTATTTATTCTCCAACATGGTTACTAACTTTTAATCGAAATACATTACTTTCTGACCTATACACACCTTAAAGCGGGAAAGCATCTCTGAATATTGAGTAATGTCGTTAGGATTCCTTTTGTTGATGAAAGCACCTGTACGCTTATGGTATCTGATACAAGCATTTTCGGGCGATTTAGCCAACACTTCTTTCTCGTTACTGAAACCAAACAATAATTGTTCTCTGTGCGATACCTTGTACCACTTTACTTGGCTTCTTATCTTTCTGAAATATTTTGCTTTCATGGTTATTTCTCCAACTCTTTTTTCATTTCATACATCTGCCTTTCCTCTTCAATAATCTTAGCGTCTTCTTCGTCAGATATAGGTTTAGCATCCGCACGGTCAAGGGCACTCCCTATTGCCTTTAATACATCCACCTGTAACTCCACATCAATGCAATTGGCAACATATTGGGCATTACGCACTATAAGCATTGGCAGGTTATCTACCTTGTCTTCTAATGGAGTATTATTCAGCATCATAAACATCACACTTCCTGCCCCATATTCAACAGAGAAGTCCCCGCTTACGGTTGATACCTTAATAAAAGGCAAACCGCCTTTCTTGTACTTGACAAAAGTCATGTTCCCGATTTGTGTCTTTCCGAAATCCATAATCCTTATTTTTTTATTTTGTTGTTGTAAAACATATATTCTTCCCCTTTGTGTTGTATGAGTTCCATGCCGAACCTGTCACATATCAACGCCATACGGCTGCTTGGATTGGGGACGACAATGTCACATCCCTTTTCCTTTAAGGCATTGAGCAGATGTAAAAAGTTGCCTCTTCTTTCTTCCCGGCTTATTATTAAAGAAACTAATATGGCATTGCCACGTTTCCATAAATAGCCTGAAAACTTGTCCGAAGTAAAACCTATTTCCTTTGCAAAATCGCAGTCAGGCGGAATACAACCTCTTTCAATCTCTTTTTTTGTGATATGTAGTATCGTATCATTCTTCATATTTAATCCTCATTCAGGAAATCTTCGTCCGAATATTCCCAACCTTCAAACAGATTGGTCTTCGCCTCTTCCGCAATATTGGGCACGTGTCTCATAAAGTTATTCACAATATCCTCGTTGCCACACCACAGCGTATAGACATTGCTGTATCCCTTATCTGCACGTTTTTCCCGTACGTATCCGAGCGAAAGCATGTCAATCCCCAACTTCCTTTGAGACACCGGGATGACCCCGTTCTTTTTACAAAACCGTTCATAGTTCTTGTATATATCCGAGGATGTCAGCTCTATGGAACCGCTCCCTTCAAATTCTTCCGGTTGGCACTCTTTGTATTTGAAATATTCCGAAATACTCCCGTCCACGAGTTTCCCATCCTTTCCTGTAGCGCTCGACCGTATCCGTTCCAGTTTCAAATCAATCTTCCCGCCCAAGTTCTCAGGCATCCGCCAATTGTTCTTTTTAAGTTCGCGCAGCCCTTTCACAATCCAAGCCATTATACCGGCATGTTCCGCTTTCATTCTTTCTGCGAGCATGGTGTCTCTCTTTTCCACCGGTATTGTCTTGTCAAAGTTCAGCACCAGGGCGCGGCGCTGCATACTCTCGTCGTCAGGGTCGTCACGGTTCAGGAAATCTTTCGGCTGCCAGCGGTAGTTGGAGTTGCACAGCATAATAGGAGGTCTCTGCATCATCGTGATATTCCCGCCTATTCCTCGGCAGGCAATCGGCTCTCCGCTGGATATAGCTTTTATAATGCTCATGTCCTTGAAATCACCCCGGTTGCTTTCCGTACAGTACATAAGCCTTTTCCTTGACATAGAGTAGGCGGCGCGTAACTGCTCATCCCCACCTCTTGCAAACTGGCTCATCTTTATATTTAGTATTTCATCCTCTCCAAACATATCCTTTAGAACCCGGTAAATAACACTTTTACCGTTCGCACCAGTACCTTGCAATATAAGGAAATATTCAAAGCTTATATTTTTCCTATTGACAAGGCAAGCACCGAGGAACATCTGCAATATCCTGCGCTTGTGCTTTTCCGGCAATACGCCATCCAGCTCTTCCGTAGGTATCCAGCTTTCTCCAAGAAAGCTTCTCCAGGTAGGACAGTTGAAAATCTCCTTGCGGTCATACTTGAACGGATACATCTTCACACAGTCAAACTTCGGAGAGTGCGGGTAAGTCTTTAAAGTGTTCATGTCAACCACGCAATTAGTAAAGCACATAATGCTAAGGTCGGGTTGTAGCTCATGGTCTCTAATGACATTTATTATCCGGTTCATGTAAGAATACATAATCTTATTAGTTCGGTCACGGGCGGCAACACCCATTTTCTCAAGCCACCTGTCTACGGCATCATAGAGCACATTGTAGTCCATGTACTCGTATATCTTTCCTGTAAAAACATACAACGGAACACGGTAATCGGCAATGTCTTTCGTTACAACACCATATCCCTCCCGGAACAATCCTTCAAGACGCCTGCCGTATCTGTCTGTACGTTCCGGATTGCTTGTAACCAAAGATATATCCCTGAATGTAGAGGCGTATTCGTCGCAATGTTGCGACAGCAGACCGAGCACATAATCCTTTAATTCCCTTCTATTCATTGTAAGTCGCTCATTTTGTGTTTAAAAGAACATAACGCATGCTCCTATAGGCGCATTTTATGAAAATAACCTTTTTTCTTTTATCTGTAAAGGCTAAATACATATATCTATGTTCTTTATCTTCATTATGCAAATATACAACTATCTGATTATAAAACAAGTAAATTTTCTAATTAATATGCGTTAAAGCATAGAAAATTACCCAATAATCGTCTATATAGTGCAAAAATGTAAAAATGCAATGGTTGATTTGTTGTAAAATATCATTACAAATTAGTGGAAAATGAAGAAAATAAAAAATTTTTAGGAGAGGTGACTACGCCGATTTCCTTACAAAAATAAAGGGGGTGGGGGTGGCTGTTTGCATGGCGTTTGCAATGTATTTTGTTGTATAATAGTGATTTTCTGTTTACATTATACATATAATATAAAGTTTGCGTTTATTTACATTGTTGTTGCTCGCCAGTCCTGGACATAAAGTAAAGGCTATCACGGCGCAGCCAAAGACACCCAATACCGTCAATAAATAAAATTAATATCACGTATGTATCATATAGATAATATCTATTAATTATTGTGCTTCGTTAGCGTCCTATGCTTATTTACGTTGTCTATATATTGCATTATTAATATAGATTATTTCTATATCATTTAAAGATTTCGCTATGCTTGTTATGATATTATATATTTACATATTCTTGTGGTTGTATTTCGTGTTATAAGTATTTGATATATAGTGTATTATGTTGCGCTTATTATATGTTTTATGATATGATTATTTTATGAAAATATTTTGCAATATTCTTTGCTGTTTACTAAATAATTCGTATCTTTGTAATGTAAGAAAGAGATAGATATAAGGTTCTGGTTCTTACAAGCGTGTTATTAAGTGTTGGAATAAAAAAGAGAGCCTTAACACGGCAATGTTAAGACCCTCGTAGGTTGGGAATACTTAAAGAAGTACCCCCCCCAAGCGGAGGCAAAAGTACTTCTTTAATTTCTCACCTGCAAATATTCTTCCATTTATTTATATACTTGATACAAATACGTTTTAGTCTTATTGTGTTAGGCTTCTGGTATCGTGTTGTATTGGTTTACGTGTACACGCTATAAGGTTGAATCATTAACAATTTAAACTATAGCATTATGAAGACTTTAGAAAGTATCTTTTCGGAAATTAAGGAAAACGGCGTAATCACCAAACAGCAATTACAGTTATTGAAGAACCGTTCTAACAAGCAGCAAAAAGACGTTATCAATTACGATTGGTTGGAAGGTATCGGAGACGGTTACGGTATTCCCTTGACAGAGGAACAAGGCGTTCAGGGCTTGAACTGGTTAAAGAAGTTCATCAGGAAAAATGGAGAAAGTAACGTATATGGATATAGAGAGCTTGAAATAATTAATAGTGCTTCTCCTTGTGATTTTGTTTTTAAAGGTTTTTATGATGCCGGCAACGGTTGGTTTAGAAATTTCCTTCCTATATACCAGCTCAACGGCATGGAATATATTCCCATGAAAGAGCCTTATATAATTGGTTGATATGTTCGGCGTTATGTTGCTGTTATTCGGTGCCGTGTTGTTTGTCAGCGGCACCGATATAGAGAGAATCAAGGAATTTATAAACGATGAATCAGATAAATTTTAAGGATATGGGAGTGTTGGCGTTGCATATTAATAAGGAAAAGCATTTATTTGCCGCTGAAAAGGTTCATATATCACAAATAAAGCAAGGTGATATAGTGTATCATGACGGACAATCTAAAACCGTCGGTAAAGGTTCTTTAAAATACGATAGTTTTGCAGGATATACGCTCTTTGGGGACTCTTATTTGTTGGGAAGAGAATCGGTAATACGTTATGACGGAAGGCGGAAAGCTGGTTGCTGTTAAAGATTAAAGCAGAATTAAGGTAGGAGGTATAAATAGTTGGCGGATTTAATAAACGAATAATTTAAAGGAGAAAATAATATGTATTTAGGTTTTATTCTTTGGGCAATTGTTCTGGTAGTAATATTATGGAACATCAGCCCGGCGCTGGTTATTACATCTGTTTTAATAGGAATTGCCATGGCGATAGGAAAAACAAAAGATAATAAATCAGGTGAATAATATGGAGACTTTAAAGGAAGTGTTTTTGAAGAAATACCCGCAATACGGAAAGGTGTTGCGGGTGTATGAAGAGGTTAACGAAGTGGAATGTACATTCGACAGTATAACAAAACCAAGGTTGTACAACTTTGTTCAGGCCCTTAATGAAAGAGTAGCCACCAATAGCGCTAAAACCTATTGCGCTATGCTTAAATCAATTCTTAACCTGTACAGCGATATGTATTCTTTTCCAAAAGGTTTTGAGGCTATATTGACCTTAAAAAAGGATGCTACGCAAAGTACGTGGCTAACGGATGACGAGATAAAAACGTTATTGGCGTATAATCCGATCAATGAAACGGAACGCGCTGTAAAAAACTGCTTTTTGCTTGGTTGCCTTACAGGCGCCAGACATTCGGATTATATAGAATTTACAGAGGATAACATAGTAGACGGAAGACTGATATATGTTTCACGGAAAACCAAGATTAAAGCGGAGATACCAGCGGCGCCTGCTGTGCTCCGGATATTGAAAGAAAACCGGGAATACGGTATCAATGAACGAAAGGTTTCGGATGTAACCTTTAACGACACAATAAGAAGTATATGCCGGCGATGTGGGATAAACAAGCGTATAAAGCTGTACCAGGCGGGCGAATATATAACCGGTGAAAAGTGGGAATTTATTTCTTCGCATTCCGCCCGGAAGTCTTGCGCAACCAACTTATATTTAAGAGGTGCGGACTTGTATTCTATCAGCCGGATGTTAGGGCACTCCAGTGTAACGATGACCGAAACGTATATATGCTGCGGGCTGCGTGAATTATCAGATAAAATAATGGGATATTTCAACGGGTTTAAATAGATTTGCACCTGATTTTATATATACATAAATATTTTATGGCACAAGAAAGTAAATACGCATACGACGAAGATAGTGTAAAGGCTATTGTTCATTGGGCTTTAACGGCTCAACTGCCCACTCAAATAGAGTTAAGCGAATCGGAGAATATATTCGACGTAAAGAAATACATACAGGCGAATATACACGATATAAACCAGCATTTTCCTGACCCGTTTTATAACCCGTCAATAGACAGATTGTACAGATTAAAAGAGTTTATTGAAAGGCAAGAATGATTTTATAACCCAGTGGGTCTTTTCACTTATTTTGGGTTGAATTTAACCCACTGGGTTGTTTGGGTTATAACTTGCTATCCATCTTTTCAAATTCTTCCTGCACGGACTTGTTTAGCACCTTCGCGTATATCTGGGTTGTCTTTATATCTGTATGTCCCATCATTTTGGCAAGGTTTTCGATTGATACGCCCATATTTAGAGCCATTACCGCAAAACTGTGTCTTGCCATGTGGGAATGAAGGCTTTGCTTTATCCTTGCAATTTCCTGAACGACTTTCAACCTTAAATTATATTGGTAATTGCTTATTATCGGTAGCTTGAAGTCGTATTTTCTCAATATTTCCATTGCGGGTTTTAGGAGCATAAGAAAGTATTCTTCTTCTGTTTTTATTCTAATATCTCTAATAAAAAATTTGCTTCCTTTCTTGATTACTCCGCAGAAATCGAATTTGGACAAATCTGCATAAGACAGACCGGTGAAGCATTGGAAGACGAATAAGTCCCTAACCTTACTGATGCTTTCTGATGTTATTTCTAAGTTCTGTATTTGCTTTATTTGGTCTATGGTAAGGTATTTTATCCCTTCGCTTTTTCCACGGTCAAATTTGAGCCTATTATATGGGTTGTCTTTTAATAGCTCATATTTAATAGCTTCGTTTATATATCTTTTCAAGCGTTTGTGATAGCCATGAACGGTGGTCTGTTTATTGTATTTCTTATGTAGGAAATCATCATAATACATTATGTTGGCCGTTGTTATGTCGGAAAAATAAACGATTCTACCAAATTCTTCCAGAGAGTTTATTAATGTAGCATGGGTGTTTAAAGTCCCCTTTCTTAAATCTGTTCTTTCGCTTACCCGGCGCTTTATGAAGTCAAGAAAACTCTCTTTCTGCTGTGAATACTTTAGGAAATGCTCCAGCTTTTCAAAGTTGAAAGGTTCCTTATTCTTTATAAGTGAGTTGATAAATTCGTTTATATTCTGTATCTGTGCATCGAGTCTTTCGTTCAGGTCTATGGACTGAACTGTATTCTTGACTTTGTTTTTTTCGCTCCATTGGTCGGAATATAGCCTAACGCCTGTACTAATCCATTTTCTTTTCCGTTCAAATAATATTTCTATCTGAACGGTTCCTTTTGTTGTCTTGCTTGCTGTGTGTTTCCGGTCAAACACAAATCTTGCTGTTGGGTACTTCATAATTTAAAAGATTTGGTATCACACAAGGGTATCACATTTGTTGCACATTTCATGAAATACAATGAAATATAGTGAACTAAAATGAAACAAATATAGAACCGCGTTTGTTCGTATAAGTCATTGATAATTACATAATATGCTGATAATAAGAAAAAAGGGGTTACATTTCTGTAATCCCTTGCTGTGATTCGCTTGGGGCTCGAACCCAAGACCCCAACATTAAAAGTGTTGTGCTCTACCTGCTGAGCTAGCGAATCAATCCTTATTGCTGTTAAGCGAGTGCAAAGATAGATACTTTTTTGAAAGTTGCAAAAGATTTTCGCTTTTTTTCTTATCTTTGTACCGAAATTTCGTGTGCAGGAGTCTCACACTTCATCTCGAACATTATATTTTATACTTTATATTTTATACTTAACTCAC